GGTGTTTATCTATGTGATATTCATCGGGCATTATGAACTTCCTTGCTTTTACGAATTTACCCTTAAACCAGAATTTAGTACTACCCTTTTTAAGAAGTTTACCATTCATATCAGATAATTCTCTAATGCCTTGTTTTATAAGTTTCCTCCCAGATATTATATGGATATACTGAAGAACATCTACACCATAAAGATAAACTAAGGTAACCTTTACTTGGTGTCTAGTAAAGTATGGTATACCGGTTAGATGTTTCCTATATAATTTCTTTTCAGTAACAATCTTATTGGTAGTATCTGGTCTCCAAGTCCATATATAATATCTATCTGGTCGTATGGGTCCGTTGTTACTTTCCTTTAGTTTTACCATTTATATTCCTCTTTGCCATTCTATACCAAAGATTGATAGATTTCTCATTTGCTTCGGGGAATTTCTTTTTCATTCTCCGAATAACTCTATCAAGTTCAAAACCTTTTGCAGTTAATTCAAATACATAAGATTTCTTTGTACCCTTGATAAGATTAAATTCATCCCTCTCTCTTGGTGGTTTCTTTTCTCGAGGTTTCTTTATCCCAGGAACTCGTTTGGTTCTTCTTTGCCCATTTTCCCCTTCTTCTCCGAGAAACCCAAGCCTTAATCGAGAATTTCTTATTGGGTCATCTTTCGAATACCCAATATTTTCTAATTGCTTATCCATCCAATCGTCATATTTATCAATTAACGATTTATCGGGCTTTTCTTCTGATACATTGATATAATGTAATAAGTCAAATACCCCAGCAGAACAAGCATCAGGGAAAGGCATCCCTAATATGATAGCCTTTCTCTTTAAATCCCTATAAGTCATGTTTCTCCCAGAAGCACCAAGGAAATTTGATTTCTCCTTGGATGGGGCTTTCATGTCTTTTCTACTCTTTTTTGCCATATCATTAATATTTTAAAGTATTCATTTATTTTCTTTGCAAATATAAGAATAAATAATTTAATCTTATCTTATTTCTCTATTTATTTTTATAAAAATCCGAGGTTTTTGCTCGGTTCGCAGCAGTGGATTTAGGTTTTTTAGGCTTTCTCTTGATATGTGTGTTATAAGCCATATCCAATTTCTTAATATTGAATTCTATGTTGTTCACTTGATTATAGTTTACTGCTTTTTCCACACAGCAACGGTACTCTGGCCAGAATTTTTGTCCAAGCTTAACAGATTCGGTTTTAATCATGAACTTAGATACCATAAAACCAAAGGTATCAGCATCATCTTTAGTTTTGAATACATACATGTAAAATCTACTGAATTCATTTACTACTTCATCCAAAGGTCTTACTGGTAACAATAGATAACCATCAGTATATAGGTCCTCAGATATTAAAGCTACCCAATACTTTTTCTTTCCTGGTTTTACTTTATACCTAAACCTTTCCTTGAGTTTAGTGTGCATCCAATCTGGTACCCTATTAAGTAGGTATTTGATATATATCTTATCCTTCTTATTCGACCGCCTTTTAAATGCAGATGGCTGTTGTAGCATCCTTGGAAGTATTCTAAAGTTATTCCACCTATCAAATTCAAGAATTAATCTTAGAGTATCTATGTCCCATTCATCATCAGACTCCTTTAACCTCTTCATGTTTCTCTCTATATTTTTAGAGTTTACCTTTGGGAGTAATTGAGCCGAGTCTCCTGTGAATAAGCTTGCTTCTTTTCTTTTTAATCGTTTCTCTAAACATCCCTCCATATAATCTTGGAAATTCCTCTCACAGGGGCAATCTGGTCGAAAAATAGAAGTGTGTTTCTCAAAAAAATCCGAGAATAGCCTAAAGAATTTCTCTGACCGTTCCCGGATTTCAAGATACTTGTAATGAGATAACTTTAAAATTTCACCAGCTTCCCATGAAGATTTACTTTCTGATAGTTGAAGGAATAATGATTGTTGTTCTTTATCAATTAAACAACTCCAGGCTTTTTGTTGAGCTTCGTTCATAACATTAAATTCTCCTATATCTCATTATACTATCAATTGCTTCATTGGTTATCTGATTAGGGTCATATTCCCCAGAATTAGCATAAAGCTTATCTGGGTCATGATTTAAATATACACTATAGATAACGTTGTCAAAAGGTAACCATACTTCCATTCTTCCCATTTCAGGGTATATAAGAACTTTTACTCTTTTACAAAGATGGTCAACCTCTAATACTGTAGCATCTACTCCCTCATAAGGATAACCCCGTAATACTAAGTAATCTCCAGGCTTTACATTGACTAAATCATCTACTGAAAACTTCTTATTCTCTCTAGCAATACGTTTAAATCGCCTTACTTCTTTTCTACTACAAGTAGCCACTAAAGAAAAATCATCAAATTCTTCTGCATTGTCAATCCTTACCTTTTTCTTTCTTGGGTGCATTGTCTCGGTATTACGTAACCAAGTTCTGATACCAGATATATTTCTACGTAACTTATTAAGAAATGGCCTTGAGAATGCTAATTTAGTAGGCATTCTCATAAAACCATAATTGAATAATACTGGTACTTCTTCGAATACCATCTTACCCTTTGTGGTTTTTCTTAATACGTTTACCATAGGAATAATTGCCTTGATTTGGTCATACCCCTTTTCTTTGAGTTCTTTATTGATTTTATCACAGTACTTCCTTTCAAGGTAAAATATACAATATGAGTATGGGGTATGCTTCTTCATAGGTTACCGGTTTTTAATAATTAACTTAGCTTGTTTATGTACTAACTTATAGTTTACATTCTTCAATATGTCACTAGCCATGAATACATAAAGAATCTCATCTATCTTTGGTACATCAATTACCATAATATTGGCTTTATCGAATAGGGGTTTATAGAATACGGAAGATAAATCCTTTCCAACTACAAAGAAAAATTCTTCTGAGGGCATTGAATTATATCTCATACAGAGTATGGGAACTTTATTTGCTCTTTTTGCATCCTTAGAAGCTTGTTCCCAAAATTTCAATATATCGCATCCCTTATTACCTAAGAGTAGATGTTCAAACTTAATCTCTTTATAATTCTTGCATTCGATGGATATCTTACATCTATGAGCATGCCTTTCATCAGTACAGGTTAAATCGGAAGTGGAGTCCTTGTTTGAATGCCAAGCTCCACTCCCTGCTCTATTCCTTTCAAATTTGTACCCGGTCCATTTCGTAAAAAACCCGGCAATTTTTCTTTCGAATCGATTTCCTTTATTCTTAGAGTTCATAATATAATGGTGTATTGTATTTTATATACCATTATAGTAATTGGTACCTACTCAGGCCTTGGGTCTTTTCCACTTGCAGAATTTTGGTATTACCAAGAGGAAGTGAATCTAAGTGGGTTATCAAGAATAGAGTTTTCTCTTTGAATATGTGACGTATTAGTGAGGTAACTACTTCTACATTATCTGAACTTAAAGATTCAAATACCTCATCGAGAAATGCTAAGTTAATACCCTTAGAAGCCGTAAGAGCTTCATTCATTGCAAATGCCATTGCAACATTACATAATTGTTTTTCTCCACCGCTAAGTTCATCATAATCAATTATTTGCCCATCCCTTTCAATAAGAGTAACAAATTCTTTTCTAGCAGTACCCAAATCAATATTAAATTCGATCCTAAATCCCAATACCTCTGAATACTTATCGAGGCATTTATTTAAGAACTCGAGTGATGAATCGAATAAGTATGCCTTAATCCCATTATTACCCAATGGATCATTAATTAACCAGTTATAATTCTCTAACTCTAACTCTTTATTGTGAAAGTCTTCATCAACCTTCCGTAAATTCTTCCTAATCTCCTTAAGTTTTTGTTTATACTTTGGAGACATGACCTTAAGCTTTTCTTGCTTGAGCTTAGCCAGGTCTTCGTCAATAGAAGCAATATCAGAAGCAATATCATCACAGTCTGATTTTAATTTCTTATACCTATCATTTACACTACTAAGTTCTTCCAACCTTTCTAATGCCTCCTGATACTCCTTATCGTATTTATCAAGGTCAGAGAACGCTTTATATATTGATTTAGCATCACGTAACGCACGTTTGTAGTGACCGGCTTCTAACTGTATTACCAATTCTTTGATTACTTTCTTAAGGGGTACATTTGATAAATTCTTGGCATCTTTTATCTTACCCCTCAAATCAAGGATTAGTTCATTTTGTTTTTTAATCTTTATCTGAAGTGAAGCATCTACTTCATCCTTAATTTGTTTTTGTTTCTCAATTAGTAGCTTAGTTAGCTTTTCTCTATCTTGCTTTAACTCTCTTCTTTCTTCTTTAATTTTTTGCTTGAAAGATTTTTCTCTATCTCTCATATCGAAGTAAGCCTCCTTATTAGCCTCTAATTCTTTCTTAAGCATTTGAGACTCATGCTCTACCTCATTTATTTGAGATATCAAGTTATTTTTATCTTGTAATGCAATGCCTTTAGCAAGGTTTAAGAACTCTAAGTCAAATACTTCTTCGAATATCTTTTTCTTATCAGAATTAGATTCTTGTATGAGTCTTTTTATACCCTGACCAAACATGATTGAGTTCATAAACAGAGTATATGATAAACCTATCTCTCGGTTTATAAAATCCTGTATCTTCCCCTTCCCTTTTATATCGACTATATCTCCATCTTTCATGAAGATAAGTCTGTCTTTGCCTTTAGCACCATCCTCAAGTACTTCATCATACTTTTGACATCTAACTATCTTATATGTATGAGAATCTTTCTGAAAATATACTTGTACCTTAGTACCCTTGTAATCTTTAGGCCTTACTTGCTTCCAAGTATTTACCTCAGAAACACCCTTTAGGTTTTTCCCATATATTGCCCATACCAAGGCAGAGAGAATAGTTGAATTATGGGTAACTATAAAATCTCTGGTAATATATAGGCCTTCTGAAGAATCTACTTTAATGCACCTACATACCTTTTTCCCTATATATTCAATATTTCTTATGGTATTTACCATTCTATTTCTCCTGGTAAACTCACCATAGGATTTAGTTTTATATTTCCTTAGAAAAGGGTTAAAGGTTAGTCGTATTGAACACACATATGAAGTAGTATACCTACCATACTTAAACCGGGTACTTTCATTTTTAGTAGATAGGCCTCCAAGGGATCTTACCAAATAGCTAATACCATCTCTTAAGTGCTCACTCTTAGATGAATACGTAGAAACCTTTGAGATTTTCTTTTTGGAACCAACACATCCATCAGTATCTAATAAACCAGCTAATAATAATCTACGATTCTCGATTGATGATTTCAAATATAACTCTGGTATAAACTTATCTTTAGACTTACAACCAATTAATCCTAAATCCTTAAGTTCTTTACTTAAACCATGAATCCTAAAGTGTTTAGCCCCTCTTACCTCTGTACCTTCATGAACCAGGTTTGGGTCTGGCAAATATGACCTTAATCTATCAACTATCTCTGGCCAATCCTCTCTATTGGTAGATACTCTAACTGTAGACCTATTACCGGAAATACAACCATCGCCTAATATAAACCCTAATACGTAGGGGTGTATTGGTAATTTAGTATAATTACCATCAATTGGTACGGTTAATGGAGTTGAGTATCTATACTTGAAAGTACCAGGAGCAGTTTTATTCTCAACCTTATAATCCTTTAGTAAAGTCTCGGTATCTAAGGTTCTTAGTCTGTCTTTAGCTTTACCCGATTTGAATACTGACCATAAATGGTCTCCAGCACATTCAGTACATGAGCCATCAGAAAAGGTTATTTTGTAAGTATCTAATAGACCTCTATCATAAATACCCAATAGCTTGATAGGTTTACCTGTAACTGGGTTAATTACTTTATCATTAAGAGTTAATTCCCCCATCTTTTTCCAACCATTAGCGGTTAAAACGGGTTCTTCTAAAGGTTGTGCTTTACCTTTCCCATTTGGGGCCTTGATAAGTATGGTACAAGTGGGGTTTAATTGTAGATGTAAGGATTCTATTGAACAAAATCCTTCTGCCTCTAAGTTTAAGAACGTTAACATGACTCAGCCTTTTTAAGTGTTTCAATTAATAGATTAGTTTTAACCTCATCTTTAATACCTTTCTCTCTTAGGTATCTTTTTGCTAGAGACTTCTTAGAAAGTTGCTTAGTAATCTTATGTTTGTTATTAACTGGAGTACTAGCTTTTTGGGGAATTACTGTATAATAATTACCATCATCCTTAATATCCTCTTCCCTTTCTACATCGATGAACTTTGGGAAATTTTTCAAAGGTACAAACTTCAGAGACAAATCTTCATAGATTTTCCAATACCCTAATTCACAATCTCTATCGGTTCTCCTTTGATGGTTAGGTGCCCCAATCATATAAACCTTCTTTGATAATCTTTGAGGTTTGTGTATATGACCACATAATACTAAATCGAATTTATTGAGAACATTTACATTTAAGTTTTCTACGGAATCTATCTCTCTACCATCGGTATCCTTTGCACCGGGATAATCGGTGTGTAGTAAAAGAATATTCTTTTTACTTTTATCTAATTCTAACTTCTTTAAGTATTCACTTAGACCCACGTTATTATCAATATAAGGAACCCCATATACCATAATATCTTTATGTGTAGAAGATAGTTGGGTTTTTTCATAATCTAATATCATGATACCATACTTCTCTACTTGATAAAGCCAGCTAAAGGGTTTAGTACCAACCTTACTTATTTTCTTAATATCATGATTTCCAGATATGGCATATATCCAAAATCCTTCGATTAGTTCATTATAACATATCTCTGCTAATTCTTGGTCCATTGTTTCGGCCTTATGAAATAAGTCTCCACAAAATAATGCAGGACAGTTAAACCTTCTACATAATTTCCGTATAATCGACAAAACCCTGAAACTATTCAGGGTCCTGTGATTGTTCTCATTAAACTTAGCCCATAGATTTATATGTAAATCTGAAAAGGCTATTGCTATTACTTCTTTCCCCATATCCTATCTAAATGGTAATTGATTTGTTCCGTTCTCATACCTAAATCGAGCTCAGATATACAAATAGTTGGTATTTCCCAATTTGCAAGCAATTCCCCCATAAGAGATGATATCTGAACTTGGAAGAATCTGTTAAGTATTCTCTTACCATTATCTTCCATTGACCAATGCTTATAAGTATCTAGATTTAATGGTAAGAAGATTGCTACATCACATTGATCTTCCATTAAAGTCTTACATTGACAGAAAAAATGTTCCATTTCACATTCTGGTAAAGTTCTTGATTGCTTATACCAAAAATAAGCAGCCAAATCTGCATAACTCCTATCAGTTACGAAGTATTCTCTATCCTTGAATAACCTATTCCTTTTGTTCAGAAGTTGAAAATCTGCTTTATACATTGCCTCCGAACCGAGGGATAATATTTCATTATGTGATACCCCTTCAGTAGCAGGTAATAAATCTGACATACTACCAGAAATAAAAGGTAGATCTTCTCTCTTAGCTACATACTTAGCTAAAGTGGTCTTCCCTATACCAGAGGGACCCACAAACATAATTCTCTTACTCATGATGTAATGCTTTAAATGGTTTTATAAATTCATTTGTCAAAAATGATGCTAAAGAGTATTCGATACAAAGCTCTTTGAATTTCTCATACTTAAACTTCTTCTTTGACTTAATTGGTAACTTATCCAATGGATTATGTCTTACAAACCAGAAAAGGTCGATTAACTGTTCATTCCTTTTCCATATTTGAAGATATTCTTTGTTCTTACTCTGGGCAATAAACTTCTCAATTCTACCCTCATCAAGGATTTTTCTTGCCTTTACTGGGCCTATACCCGGAAACCCTGGTATATCATCGGAGGTATCTCCAACCATTGCAAGGTACTCTACCGTTTCATGAGAATGATAACCGAATAATTCTTTGCAGTTATCCATTCTTATCATCTCATCTTTTCTCGGATTGTATATCCTTAGATTATTTGTAAGCAACTGATTAAAGTCCTTATCCGAAGATATGAGTATCATTTTCTCGGATTGGAATTTTTTAATTGCAAGGTATGCTAAGAAGTCATCTCCTTCATATACTGTGGATTTCTTTTTATCAAAGATATAATTAATTCTTATCATACCCAGCATTTTCATTATAATTGCCTTTTGCTTTTGCAATGATTCATAATCTACTGATATGTTTTTCCTATGGCCCTTGTAATTTGGTAATAACTCCATCCTTACTGGTGAATGACCATTATCAAATGAAACATAAACCTCATCCGGTTCGAACCTTGTAAGATACATATGTAGAGATTTGAAAAATCCGAATATTGCCCCACTCGGTTTGCCATCGGTAGATTTAAGTTTTTCGAACTTATGAAAAGACTGATGGAGAATATTCTCTCCATCAATCAGTAATATTGTTTTCTTGCTCATCGTCCAAAATCTAATTCATAAAGTGAAACTTCTTGAATCTTTTCCTCTCCAAGATATACATCTAAATAATTCTCTGGTGAGCTATAAGCATCTAGATACCTAACCCTAGATTCCATTCTCAAATTTTTCTTAAGGTACTCTTTAATTACTTTCTCTATACCTTCTACCTCTTTCTTATTCATCGTCTTCCTCCTCCTCTTCTGAATCTGAATAGTTTTCATATTCTACACCATCGACTGGGAATAGATTTGTTTCTATTTTCTCCAGTTGCTTTTTAGTAGTACCTATGGTATTTACTCCGGCTTTCCGTAAAAGTTTTCTACGAAGTTCATCGTCTTCTTCCAAAAGCTTTTGGAATTTCTCTTCCCCTCTTGCAAGAGTTTTACCTTTCAATTTATACCCACCAGTAGTTTTTTCGATTACATCGGTATCTACCAATACATCTTCTAAAGCATAGCATCTGTCAAACCCGACTTCGTGGAATTTAGGATTGAAATATACAGGGCATTTGCTGATTGTAGGTCGAGGAGGAGCAACTTTATTTTTAATAAGTCTGATAGTGACAAGTTTCCCAGCTTTCCTTTCTTTCCCATTTTGTTTAATGGTAACAGACCTTCCTGAATAGAAAGCAGCTCTGATTGAAGCGTAGAACTTGAGTGCTGCACCTCCTGTAGTTGTTGTGTTATCTTTTCCAAATCCGACATTCAAAGCAGTTCTTAATTGGTTAATATATATCTGAGATACTCCCAGTTTGTAGAATAATTCACTTCTGATACGGAAGTATTTATAAAGAGCCTTTGCTCTACCTCCCATCTCTGCCTTACCATCAACCATCTTAGCATCGATATTATCTGTACAGTCTGTAGCTGCAATAGAATCAATTACTAAGAGTATCGGTTCATTGTGAGTTAATTGAGAACGTAAATAAATTGCTAAGTCTGCTACTACGTCTGCAATATATTCAATACGGGTATCATTAACAATGGTTACTCTTGCAGGGTCTACTCCATTGATTTCAGCCCATGAATTCATCCAGGATTGTTCAGCATCTACCCATATCACATGACCTCCAAGTTGTTGAGTAGCATAAGCAAAGTTATAAGCCACTAAAGATTTACCAGAGGATTCCTCTCCAGCAATCTCAACTATTTTACCATAAGGAATACCCTTACCGAATAAGTAGTTCAGAGCAAAGAAAGTAGATGGTATATATAAATCGGTATCAGTAACTTCTGAAGCTAATTTAATCATACTCCCATATTTCTTTGCCATCTCATTTGCTGTTGGTACTTTTAAACCAACCTTAGATTTCTTTGCCATAATGTAATGTCTTTAAACTAAAGAAGGTGATAACAGAACGAATCTAATTACCACCTTCGAATGAAACCATATTACTAACCCTTAAATATCCGATTTGTATTTTCTTTTCTTTTTCTTAGGTTCATCATCTTCCATGTAATGGTCTTTGTGAACTCCCTTTTTCTTTTTCTTCTTTGACTTATCGTCATCATCGTCATCCCCATGGTCTTCGTTTAGATACTGTGAAAGCAAATCTTCCAACTCATCATAGGATTTGATTTGAGAACGAACTATCCCCTCAAGGTCAATTGTACCTTGATATTTCTTGTCCAACTTAGTTGGTTTGCAAGCACGGGCAGAATAAGTGGTATCTAGTTTACCAGACCCGGAACGAATTACCTTGATATCATATCCAGTTTTTGGATCTGTCATATCACCTGCCTCATCTTCATCAAGGTAAAGGTCAATGATATCCTGGTATACTGAGCGAGGAACTAAAACTCCCTTATCTTTGCCTTCGTAATCTACCTTACTACCCTTTTCATCTGAGTAAATGATACCACCGATGACATATCTTCTTCTTGGCACCAAATTCTTGGCAAGTTCCTTGTCATCTTCATCCTTAGAGTTTTTTAATTCTTGATATTTCTCCATGAATGGGCAAGGTTCATCAAAAGTAGCCGGAGATATAACTCCTCCCAAATTGCCACCCAGATAGAATTGAATAATTTCGATACCCAATTCTTGGTCATCACCTGGAGATTTAATTCTCATTCTCAGGGTTCCCTCTTTTGGATATACTAACCCACTACCATTTCCCTTGGATTCTAGCTGTTTCTTTCTAGCTAGCATCTTTTCTTTTGTAGAAAGTCCCTCTGATGAAACTTTCTTTTTCTTCTTGTCTTTTATCATAATGATTAGTTTTAATTATTCGGTTCTGAGTAAACTACTTCGTTCATACTCAATACGGTAAGAACGTTTTTCTCTAAAAGTTGTTTGAGAGCAGGAGATAGTTTGTCCGTTTCGAATTCAAGTTCTTTACCTGCATACAAACCATAGGTAACTATTCTACCTACAGCAACCAATTCTCGGTAGGTTTTGTATTCTTCGGTAATTTCCCCACTCTTTACTACAACCCCTTTACGAGGAACTCCCTCTTTTACTTGTTCAGGGATAATCAAACCGGATTTAGTTTGATTTACCTCCTTTGGAGATAAAATAAGTACCCGATTTTCTGTAGGGCATCCAGGTAATTCTTGATTAAATTTCTCAGCCACAAGAGGTGAGATAAATGTCATTGAATAATTCATATTCTAATACTGTTTTTAAAAGTTAGTAATTAATTATAGTTCAATGGGTTAACACTTTCTTAGATTCGCATTAATAGTTCTTAGTATATTCTCCCGACTCTCATAGGCTTTACATATAGCTATGAACTTATTTGCTTTTTCTACAGCTTTTAAGTATCTCTCATAAATAGAAGAATACTTCTTGTTAAGATTTGCCTTATGAGAAACATATTCGTTATTCCACCTTTCATTAGCATCTTTATAATATACCCAAGCATTGGAATAGGCTTCATCCTTTTCCCTTGCTAGTAAATCTCTTTCCTTTATATACTTATCTCTAAGAGAACAAAGAATATAATAACTAGAAGGAGATTCTCGTAGCTGAGAATTAATGATATTCTCATTGATAGATAATTCTTTTTGAATATCAATCTCAATAAGTTTACCTTCAAATTTAACCTTTAGTTTTTTCAGTTCCGTCTTCATAAACTTCTAATAGGTTTTTAAAGTCTTCTTTACTAAATTCCCCTTTGCTTATTGCTTTAGTTACTTGAGCAAAAGCCATTTGATAAGAGAGTTTCATACCGGGCAAATTAAGAAGAGATTTATAGATGCTTACCTTATCTACCAAAGCCATTAATCTTAAGTCGCATAAGTTATCAGTACCACCCCTATCTAGTAAGGCTAAAAATGCAGCCCAATAAATATGGGTGGCATCTTCATAAGCAAGTTTACCATCCTCATCCGTAGCCATTACTTTAAAAGCCAATCCCTCTAAAGTAGTAAGATTAGTTTGTACTTGAGATAACTGAGTCTTTAATCGGTTAAGTAACATTTTTTCTTGTCCACTCAACCTTAGATTAACCCCATCTAAATACTTAAGTAAATTTTCGATAGAATAACCTAAGCACCCTGCAACCATGTAAGTGAGGGCAGTTAACTTACTTGCATTATCAATCTCTTTCTGTGTTGCCATAATTCCATAAATTTATATTATTTATGTAGACATAGTATCTTCTCTTTTCACTCCTGTAATGGTAGATACTGAATCTGAATGATTTATATTAGTTTTACAATTAGGACATTGTACTATCCTAAAATAATCGCCCGATTTTTTATAAACCCCAAAAGTTTCACTATTGTCATATTCAAATTCACAATCACATATTGGGCATTTAGCTCTCCATACCGTGGGTCCGTTCAAAATCTTTTTCATATTGCTTCATTTGTTTGTTAAAACGTTTCTTATACTCTGAAATAGGTATGTGTTTATATTTCTTATGTTCTTCCATATATTCTTCTACTGAGAAATCAGGTTCTAACATTTTCTTATAATCATAACCCGGAATAAAAGGTAACTCTTCTGCCATTGACCTACCAATAACAAACTCCATGTCCATTGTGACATCATCTATCTGAAAGCCGAAGTATGGCTTAGTTAATGGGTTCCTATAAATTTGCCACATCTCATATATACTCCAAATATTAATATTCTCTGGTTTAGTAATCTGATAATTAGCATCATGTACCAAACATACAGATTTAGTAGAGGGTAATTTACCTTGTCTCATTAAGTAGTATATGAGAATACTTCCAAATAAACACATATCAGATGCTGCTGATTGACATGGGAAATTTAATGCTAATCTCAAAGCATAAGCTTCTTCTCCCTTATCATTTGAATATATTTGGGGTAATCTTCTTTTCCTCCCAAATAATGATACCAGATGCCCATTCTTTCTAAGGAATTTCTCTTGTTTCTTCAAGAAGGTCTTCAACTTGGGGTGTTGACCAAAGAATATGTCCATTTCCTTTTGGGCTTCTTCTGGTGTAACTATAATACCAGATTTTGGGTCAGATAGTTTTACTGCTAGTAATTTTGCACCAATTCCATAAATAAGTCCAAAAGCAATTTGTTTAGCTTGCTTTCTTCTCACCTTCCATATCTTATGTTCTGGATGATTTTCATCCTCATATATCTTAAGAGCTTCTTCATAGGGTATATGATATTTAGTAGCAGCAATTGCTAAGTGAGGGTCCTGACCAGAGTTAAAAGCATTAAGATAAGTTTCATCTCCAGATAGATGAGCCATAATTCTTAATTCTGCCTGGCTAAAATCACTAGCAATATATAAGGTTCCTTTAGGAGCTTTTAATTGTAATTTAATATTTGGGTCTACGGATGTCTTGGGAATTTGTTGAGCATTGGGTTCTGCAGAGGATAATCTTCCACTTGTAGTCCCATGAATAAGAAATCTTCCATGTAATCTATCATCATCTTGAACTTTTTCATTCCAACCCTCTATATAGGTTTTATACATCTTCTCTAAACCTCGTAATTCAAGAAGCCTATCAAGGAAAATTGCCTTAGGTGAATCTGGTTTTTTAACGGTTAACCTTAGATTAGTAAGAGTCTCTTCATCTGTACTTGGTTTACCGGATTCATTATTCTTAATTACCTCAAAATGAAAACCTTCTTCCGAATACATCAATGCAGGTAAATCAACTGAACTACCCAAATTGATAGGTCTTATCAATTCTTGTTCCTTTTTAGTTGTGAATATACCAGCCTTGATATTTGAGATTTTCTGTTCCCTTGATACAATCTTTCGTTTATCTTTTGGATCATTATAATCTAGCTCCTCAAGTTCAGCTTCGATAGATTGAATATATTTATCAATCTTTTCTTGGTTATACTTCTTTTCGAATTTCTTTACTCTTGGCAAATCATATATAGCTTGTCTAGCCGCATCTATTTTTGGTTTATATGTTTCCAGTAGTTGATTATTGAACTCTCTATCTAGATACAAACCATTCTTCTCTACTGAAGTGAGTACCCTTGATGCAGACATAATTAAATTCCTGAAGGTACTGTACAAACCAAGGTCAATCAGCTTCTTTTCAAAGAATATCATTAACCTAAGAGTATAATCCGTATCTTGACATCCATAATGGCAAAGTGGGTCTAACTCTTTTTTATCCCAAGGTATTTTATCGAAAGCATCTTGCTTCTCATAATTACCATACTCTGGTAAATACCTTCTTACCATTGATTTTAAATCATTAGGTTTTTCCTCGTTTAGTAGATATTTTGCAAGCATACCATCTAAACAAGTACCTCTATAGAATATTTGATACTTTTGGTTTATCTGGTCATCAAACTTCCAGTTCCATGCAACCTTTACAATGTCATAATTCTCAATTACCTCTTCCCCAAATTTCCTTAGCATCTTTTTCCAATTCCAACCGGGTGAAGTATAATCTTTTGTTTCGAAATGGTCTAAAGGAATGGAAGCACCAAACCCTGGCATCCAGGATACTGAGAGTATAGTTGGCTTAAAACCCTTATTATATATTGGTTCTGCATTTGTTTCGTAGTCACAGCAAGCATAACCTGTAGCTTTACAACAAGCAATAAGTTTCTTAAGCTCTCTCTTGTTTTTTATTATTGTATACCGTGTCTCCATTATCTAATTCCTTTAACACCAACCCTTTTAAGGGAAGTAAAAAGGGTACCCCTTTTAGATATATAATATCCAGGGTACCCTTTTATGTTAGAATACTTAGTAATCATCCTTTAAATCCTCTAAATTACAAGATAAGAAATGCCAATCTTTTTTATAAATGTGTAATGAATCTATGGTATGATACAAATACCCAGGCTTTACTCCGACCTCTTTAGCTACATACTCCATTAGACGCCAAGCTAAATATATATCGTTACCAAAATGTTGGGCGAAGTCCGAACTTCTTTGATGATAGCAAATATGTAATACCTTCTCTCCTTTACCATTCTGACGGATAAGGAAATCATAATACATTGAGCAAGGTATACGTTTACTTCCATCAAGGAATCTTAAATCTGTACCATGGAATATAGGGAGTACTGCTTTACGAGTATCATTATCCCTCTTAAGAAGTTCAATAACTGATTGCATTGCTGAATCACAGTTAAAAGAAGTACTACCATAAATGTCTAACGAGTTCCAAATACGCTCTGGGTAGGTGTAATCAAACTTACCATTCACCAAAAACTGTTCCCATAAATCTTTTCTCAATTCCCAAGCTTTACCTGGATTTAAATCATACCAACCAATTCTTTCTTTAAACTCGGCATCTGCCCATTCCTTTGAATGAGAGAATATGAATAACCATACTGGGTCTCCAAGTGAAGTTAAACAATATTGTTGGCAAATGAGTTCTTTTGTAATAAAATCCTCATTACCTTCAATCACTTTATTTTGATAGGTCTTTGGTTTTACAGTTTGACCATAACTGTTGAGTTCTCTGCCCATTTCGGACATTAACTCAAAACTGTTAGAATATATCCTCATATAATATAAATATTTAATTGTATGACATTGTAGAACTAACCCAGGTCATATGCCAGTAGCGATATACAAAATCATCAAAATCCTCTACCTCTTTTAATAACAAGGGTATATCTGGTTCTCCCCCGTTCTTTTTAATCTCAAAAACTTGGTAATAGAATTTGTTTACTAATCCTATACGCTTCTGATTTAAAAATTCCTTAGCTTCCATTGTTCTTTTGTTTTAAAAGTTTCTTTTTATAGGCTTTACGTTGAGAGTAAGAGATTACATTCTCCGGGTATTCTATATCCTCATACTCGAGAAGTAATTCTTTTGCTTTCATTGATTTATATGTTTCCTCATATAAATCTGGTCGAAGCACTTTAAAACTTCTAAAGAATACCTTGAATGAAGAGAATTCCTTCTCTGTGCCCTTTTGGAATTTTTTCCATATCTCTTTTATCCTCTTATTCCATGAATTCTCCTCTGCTCCTTTAAGTACCTTCTTCAAAGGTTTATGGGTATGATACATTAAAAGTGTCTCCACATTTCCGTACATTTGAGTCGCAAATAGGTTGATTTGTACTGACTGGTCCGGCCCATATACGTACTCTGACATTCGTTGAATTAATAGGAAATCGAATATTAACCTCTTGGTAATTTCCGAAGCCCGAACTACCATTGTAATAACTGGGATGTCCTCCCCGAATCGTTTTGAAAAAGTCGCAGCTATTAGACATTGTTTACCGTTATCATGATGATTGTTAAACATATAAGTTATATTGTAATTCTGATTGTACTTATTTCTCAGTACTCTCAGTTTACTACGCAACAAGTCAAGCTTATTAAAATCTATGTAGTTATTCAATAAGCTAGTCCACTTAGTTTCTTTGTAATTGAAACATCTCCCATAATCAAATTCGGGGTCTACCCATGCTTTTCGTATTTTTATAAATACATTATACACTACTGCTACCCCACTATTAGCCATAGCTCCTTTCCCAAATAGGATTGGGTCTAATCTTAGGAATCCCTCATTGAGTTTTTCCCATGCTTCCTGTGAAGTAGCAAATTCTAACGAATGGAGGGACTCCTCCGTATTAAGTTGAAGTCCCTCTAATTTCTTATTCCATCCTGACATTAGTAGTTAGTTTTTTGTCTCCATAGATTGAGACGTTGTTTTTTAAAGAATAACTCAAACAGGTTCTTAGGATTGAAACCATTCATACCAAGGAATCCCATATATAAGTAGAAAGCCTCTGCCAGAGATTCCTGGAATTCATCCTCCCGAGTCATTACTGAAGTCTGTTTCCAAGTACGGCACTTGAGTAGATTCCTTGCCTTGTTCAAAGTATAGATTATTTCCCATAAGTATAATTTCTCCGACTCATGGGATAAATCGCTCATATTATGAAAACCCGGGGTATATGAAACTATCTTGTCCCATTCTGGTTGGTCTACATCACCTACCCAATCTTCGGAATTTAGTATTGGGTATTTTGCTACCTTTTGATAATCTGGGTATCTAATAATTAGTTCCTTTACCCCTTCAGCCATTACATCGAATAAATTCTTCTTTACCTTATATGCAAGGATGTCCTCAGGCAATATATTAGAATATATAAGCAAAGTAAAGAAGAATCCTAAAGCATCTGCTTGTTCCTCATTTGCATTTGCTAGATGATTCAGTACTTCGGTATATTCCTCTTGGGTTAAACAATCATTGTTCCATCCGTATTTTTGATAGATAGATACTACTGCATCTGTAGATTCAAAACCCTCGGTTAATTCCTCTATAACCCTGCCAATAAAATCTTTTAGGATAATCTGACTCTTTGGATTATTTATATCTAATGGGTAGTCAGGTAATCTTTCTATCCCCTTATACCCATTAAATTGTTCTATACCCAAGACATACATCTCTTGTAGTATATTTAGGTTTTCTACCTTGGGTACTGGCTCCTTTATATTCCTTATATCCATGATTATTTGTTTTGAGATGAACCAAACCCTTTATCTCCTCTACTTCCCCACATCTGGGATTCAGTATAAAATTCCTCTTGCTGAATTTCTTCTGGCTCAGTGATATATATTGGTACATGAATAAATTGTACCAGCTTCTGCCCAGCCTCTATAATTTGTACTTCTTGAGAAGTGTTATATACTCCAATGTGTATCTCTCCAACATAGGGAGAATCTACTATCTCTGCAGTAAAGATTAACCCTTTCTTAGTAGCTATACCAGATTTGTTTGCTACCATTAACATAGATGCAGGAGGTTCTAGCAAACCTTTGATACCCGATGGGATAAGTATACGATGACCTGGTTTTAAAGATATATGCCTTACGAAATTTTCATTAAAGGGCATATCTAAAATATACCCATTTGAATCAAATTCGTTCTTGTCATGAATATCATCAGGGTATAAATCAGTTGGTACATAAAAATCTAACCCAGCATCATTGGGGTTTGCTCTGTTGGGAGATACTACCTCTCTTACTTTAATAAATCTAAATTTGTTCATAATATATTACATTTACGTAAAAGTTGTCCAAAGGTTAATTTCTCGGGTCTAGAAACATGTACTCCCAATGAATTACACATCCTGATTACATCGGTAGAACCCTCCATACATAAATTAGCAAGTACATCTTCTTGCTTTACAAAATAGTTTGGGTTGTTAAGGTATACCTTGAACATAGCCCATATCATCTCTATTGGTTTCATTATTTAGTACACTCTTTATAAAGTTCTCTAATACGTTTTCTTGGTACTTCGAATTTCTCAACGGTTTTGGTAATAACCTCTTTTCTGTCTTTCCCTTTCCGAATCAAGCCTCGGATGTATTTCTTGATACCAACGGTATCTTCTAGTATATCCAAATCCTTGTATTGATTCTTCTGTTCTAATTCTTTCCTTGTAATGTTCAAGTTCTGGGACATCTTGAACGCACATAGTTCTGAGTCTCCGCATAGTTTACATTCTTTTGTGGATAAATCATACCCAATACCAAAGCATGGATCTCCATTAGTTCCCAGCTGACTAATGTCCAAAGGGGTAAGGACATCCTGCTTCGATAAGTCAGGAAGTTGTTTCTTTTTCTTAGCCATTATATATCCTTTTTACGTTTATAATAAATGTATATCTCACTGTTATCTTCTATCGGAACATAGGAATAACCCATGTTATTAATAAATAGTTCCCTGAGTTTATATAATTCTTGGTATGAATTTCTATCATGACTCTCTTGACATACTTTGACTACCATACCATTACTCCAGTACAGATAGAAATAATGAGTAAAGCATTCGGGAGTATTTTGAGAAGTTTCCAAGCTTGATATCCATATCAAATCTCTACAGTTGAATACATGTTTAGGGTTGGGTACCTCCCCAACAATGAGAGACTTAAACCATTCTTTAATCTTCCTCATCATAAGTACAATTAAGGTGTTTACAATTAGGACAGACCCATTCTTTGAAATGCCATCCTTTGATTTCCAAATCCTCTTTATGAAAACGTTTCTTGCATAGATGACATTGATAACCATCCTTAGAAAATATGAAGTCTAAAGCGAGTATTATTATCATAATAACCACCGCTGTAATTAAAATATATTTCTCCATCACTGAAAGCCTTTAATTTTTCTTTTTAGTGTTATTGGGTTTCCTTAAGAGTACCCAGCAATAAATACCCGATGCAGAGATTTGGATTATCCTCCAACCTTCTGATAATAGAGTAGTTAGTTTAGTATCATCTTCATCTCTGATACATATTAGTTTATCATTATTCATAATGCCTATATGCTTATTAATTGTAATCTTCTTTTCCTCCTACGGAGAAAAAGTAAATACTCATAGTACTTCTAGTTAACTCTTAATAAGGCTATGGTTAGGATGTTTCTTCCATAGCTTATCTAACAGTATTACTTTCAATTCTTGTCTCTGATAATATTGCTTCCGATGTTTACCGTGCCTATCTAAATAATTCCCAGGATAATGAAGGTCATCAAGGTATACCTTATTTTTAGATTCATCGGTTCTTACCAAACGACCAAGGAATTGAATGGATTTTTCTTGTGAATCCATACTTGCGGTATTGAGTAAGTACTTAAGCTTAGGAAAGTTTTTACCTCGAGCAATGATTGTAGTTGATACCAGGATATCTATTTTACCTTCTCTAAAATCCTTCATTATTTGTTGTCTTAACTTAGAAGGAGTATTAACATGCACATAGGCAATATTATAGGCATCGCCCAGTTTCTTTTTAAAGAACTTATATAGATTTTCACAATGTGCAATATGCTTGCATACTACGAGAGCAGGGTATCTGCCTTGATTAAGGTTCCATAGTAATCTATTATAAGCCATTAACCAAGCTGTATAACAATTGGTGATTGAATCATCGTATATTTCCTTATAGGAAATACAATCAGATTCCCAATTACCATACCAGGGTTTACCAGGTACCATCTTTACAACGGTTTTTGTTGAGTAACCCTTTTTGATAGAATCCTTGAGTTTGAACTCAGCAAGTACTTTACCAAAGAAACATTCTAAGTTCATATTCTTAACCCTATCCTTAGCAAGCTTACTCATATAAATCGTACCAGATAATCCTATACGAATTCTGGTATTAAATAACCGAGTGATTACATTCTGATATTGCTTACTACCTCCTTGGTCAGCCTCATCTATAAGTACCATATCTATTTGAGATAATTCCTTTTGATAGAATCTCATATTTCTCGAAATAGATTGAACCATACCTATAGTAAAGTTACTCCAGTTTAAAACCTTGCCTTGAACAAAAGTGATATCTTCTCCGGGAAGATATTGCTTAAATTCTTCTCTAGCTTGATTTAACCAATCCGAATCATTAGTTATTAGCAAAGTCTTTAACTGCTTCTTATAGGATAAATATAAAGACGACATGATAAGTGTGTTATGAGATATGAATCCATTAGATAGGTAATTATGATACTTAGGTATCTCCATATCATAACATGGGTATTTATCTAAGATTTCTATCTTATCTATTTTATCCCAATAACAATTACTAGAAATATTTAGTAATTCTGTAGCTTTATCATTATTAGAGCCTAAGAATTCTACTAAACAATTAAAAGCAGTTAAAGTTAATCTATTATGATGACTTACCTGTGTACTTATAACTCTACCATAGGTTTTTCTAAACTTACCTTTCTCTTTCCAAGAAAGCTTATCATAAAGTTCTTTAGCAAAATTACTAAAAGGTAATTTATTACTGTAGTTATTCCGTTGAGAATTGCTAGGAATACATTTTCTTTCAATCCTCATGGGTATTATTTCTAGAAACTCATCATAAAATTCGCTATGAATAGTTATTCTATAAGCTATACTCTCTTTACCATTACATGAAGTCTTCTTGGGTTTAAGACAACAAGCTATTCCTAAAGATAATAAAGCTTGTTGTACTCTACGAGCATTTTCAAGATTTACAGTAGTAAAAGATAAGGATCTTCTACCATGAGATGATGAATTATGCCCATCTGTATCAAATAAACCTGCTATATAATTCCTTAAGTCATCATAAGAAGCCTGAAGAATCTTATCGGGTATGTACTTTTCATGGGCAGTACCAATTAATTCTGGATATTCCTCTTGAAGTAGTTTAGCAAAATTAGTATCGGATTTAGATATATGAAAACCTTTAAATCTTTTGTGGGGTTTTATTTCTACAGGAGTTTTACAGATTTCATCCATAGTAGCTTTAACTACTTCGGCTACTTCTATATCTTGACCTGATATAGATATGTTTATTTGATTTTTAGAAACTTGATGAATATGACCATCTCCGGATAAAGCTCCCAAAGTATAGCTAAGGTTTTTACCTATGGTATTTTTAGAATGAGTATATTCTAAGGAGATAGGTAAACAATCCCCTTTCTTTAAATCCTTGACATATACCCATTGTAGATTATCTCCATAATAAGTATATAATCTGTGATTTTCATATCCACAGATTAGAGTATAACCCTGAGAAGTAGTTATCTTTACTACCTTAATCTCATTATAAACTCCTGCATTGGGTTTTACTAATACACCTTCTTTAGTAAGGACTTTACCTTTATATCGTATCTTACCTGTTTCAGAAACGATTTTTTCTATAGGTAATAACCCATCCTCGGTATGTATTAGGGTACCCTTACCGGTGCATTTACCTGCATTAACAGTGTAATCTAATACGCCAATATGAAAAGGTGTATTCCCTATCTTATTATTGATAACTGCCTTAACAGCTTTCTCTTGCTCTGGTCTTAATTTATATTTGCCTATATTCGTAACTACTTTACTGACTTTAGGTAAAGGTTGTCTCATATCTACAACTTTAGGTTTAATCCCCATCTCAATACACATATCGTATACTTTGGGAAGTAAACCTATTTTAAATTGCCCAGTCTTGGTGATGTAATGAATCTTACCGTCCCAATTCTGCATACCTCTTTGCCTTGTACGTAAGTAGAAAGCATTCGGATGTCGAATGGCAAACTCATTATAAAGTTTCTGTGCGAACTTAAGAGGTAAGTCAAGTTCGCACATATTCCCATTCTGAATAATTATCTTACTCATTTGATAATTACCGTTACACCCTTAGTGGCTTTATCCATGCCCATTGCTTCCTTAAGAAGTTTGATATGATGTTCCTCATCGGCAATCAATTTCTCAAGGAAATAATTCACATCATCGTAATCTGGACGTTCCTCGTATTGAGTAATTGCCCTTTGAATCATTTTATAATGACCAATAGTTTCTATCTCGGAATTCAAAGCAATCTTTAAAGCTTGTTCCCAAGTAGAACCAATCTCAATCGTAGGATTAATATTCATGGTAGAGTAACCCTCATAGGGATCTGCCTTTTGTAAAAAGTCCGATATCTTATCAAGGTGTCTCATCTCTACCAAACCAATACCCAACATCAATTCTGATACCTCCTCGAATCTAGAAGACTGTTGGGTATACATAATAATTGCACTTAGTTCTGAGAACTTGGCATTCTTCCAAATCACATAGAACATATTAATTATCTCATCAGGCCAAGGGTCGATATCCTTAAAATCTGGATAAGTTACCGATTGGTCTGAATACTTGAGGACATCTATAAAAGCATTAGCTGCATCCTCTACTCTGTTTCCGAAAAATTGTAAACCTTTCATATCATTTTCTTATTTTATCCCAAAGACTCCCCTCTACTTGAGGCTCGTCTAAGGTTCGTTTATCTTTATTTTTATATAAGTATTTATTATATCTTTCGATAGCCTTATCATTATACATCTGACTTGGTTCTGGTAATCCATTACACCAAGCAAGAGCTTCGAACTGGGCATCCAAAAATTGAAATACATTCCAATCCTTTTCATCCATTAGATTATGAATCCTAAGAAAGTGAACATATTTCTCTGGCTGATGTTCATAAGATTCATAAATACCAGTAACACTAGCAACTCTTTTTATGAATTCATCATGGATGTCTTTGGTAAAGCCTGGGTCCTTATCCCCCTTGAGTTCTAATTCGGCCTCTACCTGATTAGTAATGTTCTCCTGCATGGATAATAACCTTTGCATAACATTACGATAATCAGTCATTCTCTTTAACCCAGTCTCAATGTATTTAATAAAACCTTCCCGGGTATCAAATTTAAAATCTTCACAAAAGGTATTACATACTTCTGCAAGCTTTTTACAATTTGCCCATTCTCGGGAATTACTCTCATTTATTTTACGAACTCCCCTATGCTTTAACTTTATACGGGTTGCGTATAAAATATCAGCAACAAGGGCAGCATCTCCCTTGGATGCTAGTAAAATGTTAGAAACTTTCTTAGTATTCTTATTGTTAGAAACTAAGACTGCTCTATGATTTATTGCCTCCTTTCGAGCAATAACAAAAAAAGCCTCAACTGGGAAATTATCTACCTCTAAGGTATTTAATATTTCCTCAAACTGAGACTTAGTTATATGGATAGATGGTTCACGCATAAATATATTATTTTATAATATAATAGGAACTCCTTACTCCAAAGAGTTTCTGATTTGAATCAGTTCTTGATAACTTTGATACCTTGTTTGATATACTAGCTTAAGTGTTTGTTTCTTCCCCAAATCATTTACATCAAAACCCTCTGGAAGAAATACTACCTTGATTTTTTTATAAGCTACTAATTTAAGTGCGAGATTAACAGCATAAGACCTGGCATCGGGGTCTAAAAGGATAATATATCTTTGGCATTGGGATTTAAGTAGTTCATTGACTTGGTACTGACTAATAGCTTTACCCATTGTGGCAATTGCTCTATCCCCAATTGTGAGAGCATTAAGTGCCCCTTCGCAAATGAATACCGACCGATACATCTCCAACGCATCATGATTAAAGATGATAAATTGTTTTCCCAAACCGGTGATGTCTTTGTCTGGGTTATTATATCTGGGCCCTTTGCCGATAACATTTCGAGCATTGTAATACCTAAGTTGTCCTCGATAATAAAACGGGATGATAAGGTACCCATATGTTGAGCCGCTTGTTCCATAGCCGATACCGTATCTTGAAAACTTCTCGAGGCTAAATCCGCGTTTCTTGACATACCCTCGAATGCTTTTTGCAAGTTGGCTGTCTCCAAGCGAAATATTTCTAAATCCCTCAGGGAGATATACGGGCTTACTTTCGGCAAGTTCGATTTTCTCTTCCTTAAACTGTAGTTCATCAAATTGGCTATTGTTCAAAAAATTAATTAGTTCATGGTACTCAGTAAATCCTTCTATATCCATTATTAGTTGAGCAGGAGAAGGATGGGCATTACATCTAAAACAATTGGTTCTATACATAGAAAGGTTAACTCCCAACTTATGTTCTCTCCCACAATAGGGGCAAGTTGGTATACGCATCCAGCCATGCCTATAATCATAACCTCCTAATCGTTTAACGAAGTAAGTTCTTAGTCTAGATTTAAACTGGTTTGTTATTTTCATATCTTTTCTTCCCGCATATATTACAGTAATACTCTACATGACGTTTCTCATAATACTGGGCTTTCCTTCTCCCGCCTTTCTTAGAAAAAATTGCCCTACGAGGTCTCTGTTTAAACTCAGTCCAATGAACTGCTACCCATTCATGATAACCCAACTTACATCTATATATCTCCACTATTATTAGCCCTTTTCTTAGAATCAGCATCCGGGTTAGTATTCTTTTTAAATTGTTCATCCAACTTACTACCATATACTTCATCATATTGTTTACGTTGTTCCCTTGTAAATTCCGTACATCTTTGCCTTTCGACATCGCATTTGAATAATGCTCTACCGGAAGGAAGACCATCCCTTTGTACTACTATCTCAGCTCGAAGAATATTATCTTTTTCTTCTTGCTCAGTAGAGTTAAGACCCATGATAACCTGGGCATTACGAACAATAGCAATTGAACCAGAGATATCATTCTCATCGTATCTAGTAAGCCTATGCTTTTTACCTTCACGAGTAATGTGATGAGCAGTCCATATAATCTCTAAATGTAATTCCTCTGCCAGATTCTGAAGGTCTACATATACATTAGATATCCTTTCGAAATCTTCTCTATCACCCGCTATTGATGCAAGCTTACCAGCGTAGTCAACCATAAGAACTTTAATATCGATTCCTTGATTACGAAGCTGAATTATCTTTTCCCTTATATAAGTGGTATTAGTAATCATTGCTGGTACACGCTCAACCACTAATTCAACTCCAAACCTTGCAAGTTTCCTTAAATGCTTTGCCTCAAGTTTATCATATTCACCCGAGTATAATTCCTTCTTAGTTTTATTAATACTTGATTGAATGAAACGGTCCATAATTTGTTCTTGACCATTTTCTGTATCAATATATAATACAGACTTCTTCATTCTAAGATAACCTCTTGCAAGATTTACCATGAAGAATGTTTTCTTTGCTTTAGGTTTATCCAATATCACATTAACCGAATGTTTTGGATAACCTCCTGCATTGGTTAAATCATTCAATTGCCTAAATGGGCATGGTAATACTGAAGGTTCTGATTGCCTTCTAAACTGTCTCTCGGTAATATCTCGAATCATATATAGGGGTTCATCCTCTTTCTTAGGTTTACTTTTCTGAAGTACCTTTTCAATCTTCCTCGAATATTCTTCGTATTGTTCGAAGTTATCCAAATCAAAAGAATCATTTAAGTTCTTCATCTCAACATAGGTAGAGAACTGATATATCTTTTCTTTTATGTAATCAGAATCCGATAGTGGTATATGATAGAGATTACTTATTAGTTTATTGATATTAGGTATATCATCCTTAGTTACCAAATCCACATAGGTTTTGGATTCTAGTAACTCTTTTAATACTTCCTTTAAGATATTCTCGGAGGGCATTCTGCCTTGCTTCTTAAAATATTTTGATATACCTTCGAAGATAAGGGAGTGTTCTATGAGAACCAGGTAATTGGATTTAATCCTTTTGAGTACTAATCCCCCTTCCTTATCTTTTAAAACAAACCTGAGTATCTCGAATTGAAACTCGGGAGAAAAACTGAACTTGATGTTGTCTTTAAATTTCTTCATATCTATATTGCAATATTATATAAACTAATAGATTTTGATAGTACCGAGATAGTTCTGAGCATGTTGACATCTATCTAGAAACTACTAATCCACTACCTTAAGCTCCAGATTATTTAATATTATTATTTTATATAAGAAAAAATACTTATATTTGCATAACGAATATTTAAAAACATGGGAAAAAGTAAAGGAAATAATGGCTCAGAGCTTCATCGATTAAAACCTATGCAAGAATATGATGAAGCTACTTTCAACAGACTTTATAAAGTTTGTAAGCCAGTAATTAGAAACCTTACCAGACAGATTGATTATAAACGGTTTAATCTTACACCGGATATTATCCAATCTTATTTCTGGGATAAGATGTTATTTGTTTTCAACAAATACTATGGTGAATGTACTGAAGAACATCTTAAAGCAAGAATCCTTGCATCACTTAGTACATTCAAAAATAAATTGCTTCGTTCTGCATACGGAGAACAGGCAGAGTATAATCAAAGCCTCTTTAAACTCGATGACTTATTCGATAATGATAAAGAATTAGAGGATGATACCGAAGAAGAGAAAGCTAAATCAGAAATGCTTGATATGATGTATACTTATATGAAGGATAAGCTTTCTCCAGATGCCTATCTTTTGTTTGAGGTATTAATTACTCCTCCCCCTTTTATCAAGGAAAGGCTTGAAAATAGTACTCGAATAACTAATATAATGCTTATCGAATTTTTCGAAATGCCTAAGACTAATGAATCTATGAGATATATATCAGAACTTAGACAAGATATACAATATTGGGAAGACCGAGCTAAAGAAGAACTTAAGTATTAACACAAAAGAAAAGGGGCGTTTCCCAACGTCCCTCTCCCAATTAATTTTTACTACGCAAAACACAGATTGTAAACAAATGTTTACTCTTAAACAATACAAATAATACACATGAGTTTTAATACTACTAAATAACTAATAACAACTTTATGATGATATCTTTTGGATATATCGTAATGTAATAGTCGGTGGCAATTTTTCAATATCCAAAGTTTCTACCGAAGTTTCTTGTAAGAAAGATTCCCCTAATAGGTTCCAGCTTACTACGATAGCACCATCTTGAATACCCTTGGTAGGAGTTCCTCTACCGAAATCTCCATTCAATCCCGTCTCCCTATTAAAGAAAGATTGAGGACGAACGTTCTCCCAGTTATTGGCATCATCTTGTTTACCTTTAGATACACCAAGAGCATGCCTATGCTTAGGAAGGTCATCACCTTTAATTGAGATTAAGAAGTTACCCTTAGTGGGTGTATAGTAATCTCCGACATTCTGTAGCATTACTTCATCTCCAATCTGAACTCCTCCAGCTTGGTAACCAATAACTATTCTACCAGCTGCCTTAGTATATTCTGCCCAGCCCTCCGGTATTACATCGGTTTCCCAAAGAATGATAGAACCGATGGGTAAGTTAGCAGTACTCAGAGATTCAGCGAATTCTTTTCTGATAGCCTCAATCTGACTATCGATGTATTGCTTGATATTTAACTTAGTACCAGATTCATCTATTACCGGGAATCCTGAATTTACTTGTTCTAATCTTTTCACTGATTCCTTCATCATACTCTGGGCAGCAGTAGTATAAGGGATTTCTTGGAACTTACCCTGATAGGGTACGATAGCAAAGTTCTCATTTCGTTTAGTCATTGCATCAGTACCCTTACCATATACTCCGATAAGAACAACGGAAGTTTTATTATTAGAGTAATAAGGGCAAGCACTCTCTACCATCTCTAGAAGATTGCTATAGGTCATATCGTAATTAGAATATACATCATTATTAATGATATCCGGTGTACGATTCTCTTCGGCAATCGGATAATAAATATCCAGAGACTTTTTAAACAAGGTGTAGAAGCTTTCAGAGGATTCATTCCAATAAGCTACAAAGTCTACTGGATTATCTACTGGTTCAGAAATAGTAGTATGTACTGCAAAGAGTAATACTTCTTCTGTTGAACCTTGGGTACCTTGGATGTTCTCAATAGTAATCGTTTGTTCATCGGATATAAATACATACCCATCTCTTGAAATACATCCAAAGTTCACGTCTGGCAATTCTCCATCTTCCGAAGCCTTTGCCATATACCTTGCCATAATCCTATCCTTGATTACATTGGCATACTTACTTCCAGCAACTCCCTGAGGAGATACTACTAATTTGTTACCATTTATGGTAGCCGAGCCAAATCCACAGAATGGTCCTAAACCAGAAGGAGCAGCAATTGCCTCTGCTGCTTCCTTTGATTTAATAATACCTTCATACTTAAAGTACGTCTTCATTGTCCTTAGTATTTTTAAATTGATTTTTCTGTTCTGACATATCTTTAAATGCTTCACCTACATCCTTGAACTTGAAGGTTAACAATTTAAAGAGTATTCTCCATATACTGTACCGTTTCTTAATACCATGTATTTCACAGATGTGTCCATATATACTATCTACTTCGAAACAGTAGCATATTACCATAACCGTTATTGATACCCCTATTGGGTTCATCCCATAGGGTTCCCCAATAGCTTTACCAAGTACAGCACCAAGTAGAACATAACAGATATAATCTACTATTTTGTTTAGAGTTCTTCTTCCAGCTCTAGATTTTCGAATTTCGATTTTCTGTAACCTACTTGCCGATAACCCAAACCATAAATCTGATAGGATTAGAATTATTGCAAGAATTATCATCCATCTCAAATCATACAAGATTTGTGTACACTCTCCCAATATACCCACAGTGAATGCCTTGAATAAAGACTGAGTTGTGGTCTCTGTTATTCTATCGATTGTTGAATTTATCATTGTTCTACTATTTGCCAAGATTGATTACTGTAAGTTGTAATGGTAAATGTTTTCTCTGAGAGGTCATCATGTTCCCATTCTAACTTTTGAGGACTAACACTTAAAAGGTCTGCATCTACTACGGTGAACTTAGTTCTCTTCGAAGTATCTACCACTGATTCGAATATATACTCTCCAGCTTGTGCAGTTACAAATTCATAACCAGCACCACCTGCGTCATAAGTAGTTACTTTACCAACTTCCCTTATTCGACTATCGAAGTCAGGTTTATTAGAAGTACACTTGATTAAAGTAGATACTTGTTTAACATTCCCCTTTAATTCTGCATAAGGGGGAGTACAAGAAATCTCGATGATTGTAGGATAATCTTCCAGTATTACTTGACATCTTAATGAAGAACCATCATCTGCCACAAAGGTATAAGTCCCAGCCTTGGTAAGAACAATTTCCTCATCAAGGTTATAGGTTTCCCTGTTCTCATCACAGGTAGCAGTACCACTTACATTGACCTCATTTTTCATTTCCTCAAGATGGAACTTACAAGCAGACTTCTCATCCAGTAATTGGTATACTGCATAAGTATCATCTATCTGGTCTTCTGGTAATGCCCAGTTGGGTTCTTTCCAATGACTGTCTGTAGCATCCGAAGGTACTATCTTTAATTTATTCTGATATACTACTGGAGAATTATTAACTACCAAAGTAGTCTTAGCAGTAGGGTAAGCTACAGACTGGAAGGTATAAGTCCCTGCCCTATTTGCAGTATATACATAACCATTCTGAGCATTAAAGGTTTCCCCAGTTTCAATTACCCTTACTCTGTAATCATCTCCATTACCAGAAATACGTTGTATCTTTACTGTAGCTTTTGCAGAGCCATTGAATAATGTGACTGTTGGTGGGCTAACAGTAATTCTATATACTGCAGTCTTACCAGATACTACTTCGAATATACCTACACCTTCATCGGTTTCCCTTTTATCCAGTGTACATTTAAACTTATAAGTACCATAACTATTAGCAGTAAACTTATCACCGTTCTTAAACAACTTAGTATCACCAATTAGCCTACAATATAGTTCACCAGTAAATGATTCTGGGTAATTCGATTCGATGGTAAGAGTGGTAGTAGCATCCTTGATACTTTGCTTATCCCCAACTCTAAATTCAGAAGGTGTACATCTTACCTTATATGTAATCTCTTCTCGAGTTACAACAAAGGAAGTTTGCTTTACTGGGAACTCTACAATCTCAAAGATGTAGGTACCAGGCTCTGAAAATTCCCAAGTTGAGCCAGAGACTTTCACTATATCCGTACCAGATAATCGTACATTACAGGTTTTCACGGTACCCTTATAGGATACGTTTGCCCTTACTACTGTACTTACTTTTAGGTTAGTAGGAGTTATCTTTCCAGTAATAGGGTCACAAGTAATAGAATATACTCGATTATAAGATTCTTGATTAACCGTGATTTGAGTTACCTTAGTAGGGTCTCCCACACTTCTAAAATAATAAGTACCTGCTCTGGGTATATTAAAAATGGAACCACTTTCGTGTTTAGTGTAACCCCAATTTATATTATCACTGGATATCTGATATCTTAGGTCGGCATTTATCCAATCTGAAGTTACAGTTACCTTTACCGGTACTTCATATACCTCTGAAGTAATAAGATTGGGTTGGTCCGGATTTACTAACTCAGCTTTAATTGTATACCCATCATTTACGGTAAACCCATATTGAATATCGAAAGATACATGATAGGGTATGAATCTTTTAAAGAAAGCCTCTACGGCTTCTCTAAATTTTCTGAAAGCTGCTGAGTTCGAAGTATATCCATGACCGGTAAGTCTAAAGGTTACCGGTATACATTGAGAACAATCGAAAGTATTATCATAGGTATACTTATCGTCATAATGGTAATACTGGTCAAAGTGCGGATTACCTTTTACCCAACCATCATAACTATCAGCCTTTGCAGGGTCAGTTACTACGCAGGTTAACCCATACAGCCTCATCATTATTTCGAAGAACTCAGAGGTACCTCTTATTTTAAAAAGAGATATCGAATACTTCAGGATGTTTCTTACTTGAGTACTGGTTAAAGTAAAGGGTCCCTCCTTTGGTATTATCCAAAGCTTAGATAACTCTTGGAGTTTAGCATCGGAGTAGAACCCATTAAAGTACTCTGCCCATTTCTGTGCATCTATAGTGTTCCCATAAGCAAAGGGCATTTCTCCGAGGAATTGCCAAAGGAAATTGAGATACATATCCGGAGCCTTATCTATATCAATAATGTCTAAGATATTCTCAATATCCTTTGTAATGTAATCTTCAAAATGCTCTCCACAAATTTCTAGAAACCTCTCTAAGATGCCTTTGCCATTTACCTTATAGGTATCTTGAGCTTTATACTCGAATGGCAAAAAGTCGATTAGATTTTTGAGGTTTATCATTATACAATTTCTTTTACGGTTAAAGTCAATTGTGAAGCGTTTTCAAATACTGGTAAATTAAAACCGGGGTCTTCATAGTCATGGTTAGGTTCTGATACCGTAATAGAATATCTGTAACCAGACTGATAGCTATTGTTCTGAATATCCAAAGAGAAGTCAAAACCATTAGCCTTATCTATTACCTGTATAGAATTACCTACAGTACCAGTAGCCATATACCCATTTGATACAGAACGTACAGTAAAAGTAGTAGATGAATTGAAGGTAATATAGTAAGTCATAGACCCTTTAGCCTTATTCAATTTAAACTGACCCAAGTTCAATTCTTTATTACCATAGATGGTAGTAGGCCAAGGTTTAATATAGAACTTAGTAAGGTGAAGGTAATCTACTGTTGATAAGTTATCTATTAAGGCATAGATATCTGATAACCTTACGCTTCCTCCTATCTGAGCTTGCTCTGGAGAATAGGCATTGTATAATGCTGTAAGAATTTGAGTTTGTATCTCGGGAGTCTTATAAGACTTCTTACCAGTAACTCCCATCTCTAGAATAATCTGAACCTTACCTGCAGATTTAACCTTTAACCATGTGGTCATAGGAGCTCTTTGAGATAATAGATTGTATACCCTATTGATTAATTCAGAAGAAGCAACAGCTCCACCATCGGGGCTAATATATACTGTAAGCTTTCTACCGCATTCATAATCGGCTTTAGCTTTGTTTACCCCATCAACCAACATGGCCAAACTTTCGAAATCCTCTTTGGTAATTGCTACTCCCAAAGTCTTTACACTCAAAGGTATATGTTCTTTGAGCATTGTAAAGTTTTCATAGTTTGAACCACCTCCGGCATCGTAAGCATTACTTACGGTAGCATCAGTAATTGAAGAAGAGATTACTGAAGGTACAGAAGTAATAGTATTACTCTTTACATTACCCTGAGTACCATTGGTTAAGTAGAATACCACATTGGTTATTTTTGCTCCTGCTGCAGGCTTCTTACCAAAGGTACCATCCCCAAACATTATATAAGGATTAAGTGCCTCATCTACTGAAACCATAAAGTGTTTGTCTGTAGGTTTGGATTTTGCAAATGTATCTACTAATACCCAAGTTTCCCCACCTATCTGCAATGACATAGAACCTTGTTCATAATACTTACCATTGGGTAGAGTACCCAGATGAATTATAACTCTATCTCCAGTGGGTATTACCATATTATTTAAAGCACTTGCAGTATACTTCTTGTGTTGAACTATAGGTACTTTACAAGTAGTTACATTTGAATACCAAGTTACGTCTCTAGCAGATAACCAGGAATTACCACTAGAATCTGTAAACAGAGTACCTTGGGGTATAGTTAACTTAGCTCCGATAGAATTACCAGTAATACTTCTGGATAAGATTACATCTACTGTAGCAGCAATTGCTGCTCGAGCATGATAATCTACCAAAGCCCCATGTTTAACTACCGAATCATACCTTCTTGCCGTAGATAGGAAAGTTTCCCTTGCCATGTTATCTACATAGTAGTGAAGTACTTCGGCAATTGCCGCAAATAATGAGAGGATGATAATTAAGATGTTCCCCTCCGAATAATCCGTTATGAGTTTCTGACCTTGAGGGTCTTTGAGTCCCATAAGGGATTCAACCAGCTTGGCCTTAATCTGTTGATAAGACCTCTGGTATGGGTTAAGCCATTTATTTGTGATTCCCATATTATTGTGTATTTAATGAATTATCCGACCGGTCATAGGTGATATCGAGGTACTGACTAGAATTTGTTCCATTTACTATATATGTTACTTCTATGTGTATTTTTGCATCAACTCTAGTAACCGTGATATTTTGGAAGGTTATCCTTTGTTCCCAAGCACCTATGGCTTGTTTTAAAAACTCTTTAATTATAAAACTTAGGGCTTGTGAGTTTGGTTCCTCAATACATTGCCATAGTTTACTACCAAAGTTTTCCTGTCGAAATCTCTGGCCTATCATGTAGTATAATATCGAACTTATATTATCTCTGATAAGTTTGAAATCTCCATTTACTGGGTACCAACCTCTTTCACCCTTTTCATTAGTTGTAAGTTGGATAGGATAAGTTACACCTATACCAACTAAGTCTGTAAAGTAATTCTTTTCCATTAGTGTATGCAGGTTTTATCCTCATAATCGTCTACAACGAATTGTGAGAAAGGTTTAGTTACTTGAGTTACTGTAGGACCTGAAGAACCTGGTCCAGTAGTTACACCTGAGTGTACATGAGAATTGAACATACTACGAAGTTGTTCTAGCTCTTGGATAGTTTGATTTAGTTTTTCTGTTAGTTGAGCAATATTGATTAACCCCTGATTTTCTCCGGTATTTAATATAAGGGTATCACCTGAAGATACATTGATATCCTTATTAGCTGATACCACTACATTAGATTCAGAATAAACTGAGATATCTCCATTAAAATAAAGATTTAGTTTCCCCTTATTATCGTCTATTACAATGAGATTACCTTCTGGAGTAACTATCCCCATCTTATTTGGGCCATCCAAAGGTTGGGGTACTTGATTCATACTCCAACCATGGTATTCCCATAAGGGTTTAGTAGGATCACCAAATTCAAAAGTAATGAATACTATATCTCCTACCTTAGGGGCTAAGAACTTAAATCCACTACTTATTGAACCATGTTGTCCTTTCGGTAAAGCCCAAGCAAAGGTACCTCCCATTACTTCTGGTATACATACTTTTACCCTATTCATCTTCTTTTCGGTATCATTATTATCAACAACTATCCCCCGATAAATAGAGTAATACCTTCCAAGACCCTCTAATCCTTCTTCTGTTATTATTTTTGCAGTTTCATAGCCCATAATTACCTCACTTCCTTATTCTTAATATATTCCTTGAATCTCTTTATGGCTACTTCCATATAATCGAATTTAACCCAATAGTCATCTGGTACTTGAATATCCTTAATGGTTATTTTTCCGGGTACTACCTTGCCCGAAGAAGTAGTTAAACTGCCAGAGCTTACAGCTATACCCTCGGCTTTCTCGATTGGAGTCTTAGCCAATACTTCGGTATAATAAGCTTTCTTCCTAGCCATTTCGTCTCTACGTTTAATATCTAATACATTTCCTTCCTTATCCATAATACCAGATTCAATGAAATAGGCAACCTCATTGTAAGTCCAACTCAAATCCAATTCGTTGATATTACTCAAAGCCTTCTTATCTTTACCCTTAGAGGTTACAGCATTAGCTTTAGCATCATTAGCTACAACGGTTTGAGTAGACAATCCAGTCTTAGAAGTAGTAGAACCAGCCCTACTCGAGTTCTTCACTAACTCTAAATTAGTTACATATCCCTGGCCTGCATCCATAGAGTGGGTACATTGTTTTATATACCAAGGACCAGACCATCGTTTACCCACATTTTCTAAGATTAGTATTTGAGAAGAAGCTAGTAAAGGTCTTCCAACAACTTGCATTTGACAAACCAGTTTACTCTCTGTATGCTTTAAACCACCATTAGCATTAGCATTAGCTGCCCAAGCCCACTTATCTATCCCTCCGTATCTACTGAATAAGTTATGGTAAAGTTTGTACAGCGGTATTTCAACATTAGCCTTTTTCCAATGTTGAACTTTTACTGTAACACTGAATACACCAAGGCTGGGGTTTAATGGATCTTTATATTTGATAACCGGAGTGTCATCAATCACCATGGTATAGGGACCTTTCTTTAAAGCCGATATACCTCGATAAACACTTTCTTCATCCTCTAATCCCCAAGCATTAGCTCCACCCTTGGGAGTATGTTCTGGGTCAAAGTCTCTTGGGTCCAGGTCTTCTATGACCATGTATTCCATTTGGTCTTTACCCTCAAAAAGGTACCTTTCGTTCTTAAGGATATTGTATATATCTTCATCTAGGGTCTTACCATTAACCACATTCTTAAGGGCTGCATTTAAAGCTGCACGTCTATCAGCAGGAAATTCTTCTCTTTGAATGGTTTTATTTATGATACTTCTTACCTGGTCTGTACTAAGTTCATTAAGGAATTTTTCTTTACCTTGTCTATATGCTTCGGCTGGGTTAGAAGCAGAATATTCTGCTACATCTTGATTCCATTTGTCATTCAATTGTTTCCTAGCTTCAATTGAAGCTCTTAAGTTAGGGTCGGTACTTATAGTATGCTTTAATCTCATTTCCATAATAGTTGGTATATCTTGAGGATTATTTTCAGCACCATATTTACCTACTGAGGTATGCCAGTTCTTATAATATACCCCATTATTCTCATTAGCTACTATCTCGGGTAATTTTTCGGTATCATCAATTCCAGTACTTAATATTTCTAAGTCTTTACTTTCAGGATTAATAGTAGGAGAGAGTGTAGCCTTAACTCTTTTAGTTACCTTCTGAGTAGAAAATTGAACACTGAGTACTTCGCCATTCTCACCCTGATAAGTATAAACAGTTACAGGTTCTTCATGGAATTTCCTATTGTGTATATAAATAACATTATCTCTTGAATCTATGTACCAAGGGCCATTAGTATAACCTCTCATCTTTTGTTCTAATTGAACTAAGATGTTCTTGCCAACTAACCCAAAGTCACTATTAATCAGAGCCTTCAAATCTTCTGGCATAGCCACTTCTGCTATCCCACTGTATTTGTTAGCATAGAGTACTTTACCAGTAGTGGTACGGGTATTCTCTGTAGGTACCTGTAGTGACTCATATACTTTATTACTTATTATTCGTTGTTCCATTACTGAAATATTTCTATGATTACACCTACACCATTATTACAGCCTCCATCTAAATATGATGATAAACTGTTCTCTGAAGCTTCAGAGAAATTATATGGTGGTTGATATCTTAAATCACCGATAGAGTCTATACACTTGATAGTTACATGAGTACCAGTAGAATCAAACTTTGCCTCAAAGTCCCTGACCTTAATGGTTTTAATTGGACCTGATATGAATTGACCATCTGGGTATATATATCCCCACTGTAAGCATATCACACTACCCTCTTGTAAAGCATCTATATCTACAGTATCTGGGTCTCCAGTATCAAATGTAATTGTAGCAAGATTTTCTTTTTCTTCATCATACTTATAATTCCAGGTACTAATATAAGCTCCAAGAGGTATACCAGTAATTTGGTTCATTATCGGCATACCTCTGAAATCGAATAGAGCCAAATACGGTTGACCCATTCCGTTATATAATATGGGTTTTTGTTTAGCTGCCATAAACTGGGATTCTTATGAGTGTTCCACTTTCCACCTCTTTAAAAGGATTTAATATACCATTAGCTTCTGCAATAAGATACCATTTACCAGAATCACCATAATATCTATAGGCTATATTCTGTAAAGTCTCTCCATCCTTAATAGTGTGTTGAATATCATTAGGGGACGAAGGTACAGAAACTACCGGAGCTTCTAAAGAGTAATCACCATCCCCATAATTTAGAGCATAGGCATTATTATAAGGACTAGCTCCCATCAAATATTGGTTAACATCAATCATATTTAATACCTCCCGTCTTTTTAAGTGAATCGGAATTTATAAAATCTCCATAAGATAAGTTATATGCACTTACTCTCTTGAAAATCAATTCTTGAGTTGCTGCTGCAGGCAATAACCTACCATTACCAAAAGTAGCTGGCTTTCCAGGTACCCTTATTCTATAACCGTTCTGAAAGTTCTTCAGAGTATAAGTTGCTGAGGTAAGGATATAATTGTGGTTATCGAATATACCAGAATCCCCCCACTCAATCTTAACAATCGGAGGAGCAGCCTGGTAACCATTAGATTTAGACCATGCCTCTAATAACCTACATTTATTGATTACCTCTTCTGGATTTTCTGGGTCATTACAGTACCAAGACACATTGAATTGAATAATATCCTCAGCACCAGTAAAATGATACATTGGTACATTACGTCCCATTGATTTAATGGTTGCCCATGTGGTTTCTCCTCGGAAGTCTAATTCCGGAGGTCTATTCTGTAAGGTAATGTATTGAGTGGGGTTAACAGTCATATTATATATCCTTACCTCATTCTGATATATAACCTCTGCTTTAGCCTCGAAGTTTCTGTAATTAGTAGTATTCTTATTTCCCTTTGCTGGGTCTACTCCTTCGCCTTCTTCTAATCTTGGAAATTGTAATTCCATTCTCCATTTAGCCTGGAGCTGTTTGTTTAGGATTGGGTTCTTGGATGATATCTGAGCTTCTCCTATTACCCCATTAGGGTCATAGAGTTTACCCTTTTGAGCATCATCTTTTGGAAGAGTAGAAATAGTTCGATTAAGTAATATCCGAGCTCTCCATAGTTTATTTAAGGGACCCGTAAGAACACCTGCTGTATCTCTTGTAAGGTCATTGTATTTTTCAACAATCTTACCTGCTGCTTTATTTAATACTCTAGCCATAGTGTTTTTAATTTTATAATCCTAATGCTACACCAGTATAATCTTGCTGAGAACCCAAAGAATAATCTCCCAATATCTCACCATCTACACTGATATTAATCTTACCGTCTTTTAAGCCATCTCTAATAGCTGCTCTCATTGCATTCAGAAACCTTTCTTCATTCTGAGCCCTGATTGCAGAGGGGTCTTCTTTATTCTGAGCTTCTGTATTTCTATCTACTGATTTAATAAGACTACTTCCTACCCCTATTAATAGTGGAAGACCTACGGTAATTGCTAATCCCCAGGGTCCACCAAGTAATCCCATAAGTCTACCACCGAGGGATGCTAAACCCTTTATAGCACCTTGCCTAGCCACTTGACTACCAACTTGGGCACCTGCTCCAGCTAAAGCCCCTCCAGCTAAATTACCCGCCATAGTAGTTGCTAATGGTACTCCAGGATTTGGTGTCTTAACATATCTTCCGGTTTTAGTGTTATAAAATCTACCAGCAGAATTCATACCAATACCGCTTGACATCATTTGGAGTTGAACCATGGTTCTCATAAGGTTAACCATCCTTACCATGTGTGCTTCCATAATGGCAAACTGAGTATTAGTTTTTATTGCTGCAGCAGACATACCTTCAGTAGAAGCAGTAGCAATAGTTTGTAAATACCCAACAGACCTAATAATACCTCTTACAGTATTAAACCCTGCAACTATAGTACCCACTACTACTGCAGTAGCTCCTACCCTAAGACCAAAACCTCCAACCCAAGTTCCTGAGATAGAATTAATTACTTTGATTATAGACTTACCAACATTGAGTACTGGGGTAAAGATTCTACCCAAAGCCGCACCTGCTGTAACGGTTAAGTTCTCTATACTTGATTCAAATTGGTCGATTACACCAGCATCTGTTTTAAGACGTTCTTCATTGAGTCGATTTACTGCTCCCATGTTTTGGTCATAAGTTGCAAGTATCTTACCCATCTTATCTCTACCAGAAGCAATATCTCGAAGTACTGGAAGCATACCCCGATTACCACGAACTCCAAAAATATTGAAGAAAGTCGGTGTTTCAATTCGTGAAGGTAAATCTACTGCCGCCTTAGCAAACTTCTGATAGATAGTGTAAAGGTCTATAAGGTTACCTTGAGCATCGAAGAATTCATCGGGACTTAAGCCCAGGTCTGCTAAAGCGTTATAGCCTTTCTTTTTTTGGTTAACAAGAGAGAGTTGTAAGTAACGAATCATATTGGCCAGTGAGGTACCTGCCATAGAACCCTGTATACCCATATCCCCCAATACACCAATAGCAGCAGCCGTTTGCCGAAGGTCTACTCCAGCAGTTGCCATATCTGCTCCTGCATAAGATATGGACTGGGCTAAATCTGTTAAAGATATATTTGCATTAGTAACTGCAGTATATAAATCATCGGTTACTCTAGCGGCTTCTCCCATTGGGATTTGGTACATTGACATGATATTAGTCATCAAGTCAGCTACACCACCTTTCTGTCCCACTGGCATTGTAAAGATTGAAGCCAGCTTAGATGCTGGCCCAATCATTTCTTTAATAGCATCGAATTTATTACCTGCCATAGCCAGGTATCTTTGTCCTGATGCAACATCCGAAGCCGTAAGAGGAGTTATCTCATTGACATCCTTTGCCAATTGTAACATCTCCCTTTGTTCTGCAATGGTAGCACCAGCAATTTTCGAAGCAGTCCAAACTTCATTCTGAACACCCGCAGAGTATTTATAGGCCCTTGCCATTCCCCCTACGAGCTGCATTCCGAAGTCCATTGTATTAGAAGCTGACATCTGTATACCTCTATTCCAGGTATTCATATCATTCATCATTGTTCTGAATGACCCAGATATCTTGCCAGCTTCTTGAGAGAATCGGTCTTTTAAAACCATGGCAACACCGACCTCTACTATACTCCTACTGGTATTCATAATTTACTTTCTTTTCTTTAATTGTTTATAATATTGCTCGGCCATTTCCTTGAATATTTTCCTTATTCGGTACGGAAGACGTAAAAAGCCGAAATAGTCTAAGGCTATCTCGGCTCTGGTGATATAAACAAAATCACTCTCTAACATTACTCTTCCGTCAGGTAGAAAAAATTCGGTGCCCAAACTATAGGATAAGTTCTTTCCTCTCCAGTGGTTGGATTAGTGATGTGAGACTCACCTTTGAAAATGGGGTCCATAGATAAGATATGCTTTCTCATCTCAGCCATATCCTTTGCAGTAAACGGAGTAAAGTTTTCTACCTTCTCCCAACTACCATCAACCTCTAAGTAAAGGTTCCGACAAAGAAGGGGAGCATTCTTAGTTTGTTTATCCAAAGGCAACTTCATGAACTCTTGTTCTCCCTTACCTGTCATACAATCGAATTTAATTCTCTTGCCAGATGAAAGAGTGTATTCATGGTCTACCAATCTAACTCCCTCTGGATAATAAGGGATAGCATCTGGCTTCTGATTTAAATCCTCTACAGTTGGAGTAGTACCGTAATCGAAAAGGAACTCATGAAGGTCTTGGCCATAAGTAATCTTACCACCATTCTCTTTGCCCCAATCATATTCGAATTCTACTTCCTCTCCCAAAGAGAAGATACGAGAATTGAAGATAATAGCATAACGGTCATTGACTGGTAAGTTAAGGGCATCATCTACGGTTAATTTCCCATTAGGGGTAGCCGTAGTTCTAATTACAATTGCTGCAATGAACTTGGTAAGGTTCATCAAAGTCTTCATGTCTGAAAGGTTACTGAGGATATCTTCATCAGCACCATTCTGTTCTCTGATTTCATATTCGAAACCAGAAGGTCCGGTAAATCTAAATGTTCTAAATTCCATAATTTGATATATTTAATGTTTACAAATGTTCATAGTACTCCGTATAACAACAAGAAAGGGGTGAGCTCCTATCACAGGAATCCCACCCCTCCACCGAATCTTAGTGAAAATAGACTAAGGAATTAGTATTTATCTGCAGTACCAACTGAGAACTCTATGGACTCAATGGTATTCTCTGAAGCCATTCTGTCCAAGTCTAAGCCGGTAATCTTACATGGCCATACCTCTTCGAAGACGTGGGTATTAAGAACCGAGACTCCATCTTCGGCAAGTTCATTTACAATAGCCGTTTCCCAATATTGGCTTGGTACCAAACCTCCACCAACTATGTGGTCTTGGCAAGCATAAAGCCAATCATGAAGCCATGTGTCTGAACCTGCAGTAGTCATAAGTTTCTCTACAATAAGATTACCTATAGTAACCCTACCTGCAGTTTTAACGTCTCTATTGACGTCCCCATGAGCAACCTGGTCAATTTCAATATCTGGCAAAGTACAACTTTGGAATAGATAAGTATTGATAGGGTGTTTGGGGAACATGATGCTCCACAAGAATTTCTTCCGTGGGTTTTTTACTTTTGCTCCCATTGTGTTATGAGTTTATAAGTTATTACTTGTTTCTACGATTGATACTGCCTTAGAAGCTGCATCGATTACAATCTCCATAGTTACCTCTTGCATAGGAACTACATCCTTATATTTAAGGATAGCACGGTACTTACCCTGACGAGCATCTGCTTCGTTATTAACCGAAAGGTCATCCCAAGAAGTTGCATCTTGGTCACCCATCCAGGTATACTCGGTCATAGCATCTTCATCTACCAATGAATCCAGTGTAGGTTTAACCTCCAACCAGATTCTCTTCCAAGTACTCCAAACGTTTGGTTCTTCGATATACTTGTTGAGTACCGGGCGAAGGAACTTCTTCAAGTAAAGATTCAGTCTTACGATTGAAAGGAACCTTTCAGAATCCTGTTTCACTTGAGAAGAGAAGCAATGCCATAGCATGGTTTGCTTACCTGCATCTGGAGTATCTTTGATTACCATCTCATTGATATAATTCTGAGCAAGGGTGTTCAGTTCGTTATATCGAGAAGGAGAACCATAGTTGGGGCATACTGGACCAACTGCATCTCCAATAACCCCTCGGTTCATACCAGCAAAGGATTTCCAAGGACCATATTGAGTAGCAGAGGCATCTCCCAAACCAACAATAGTACCCACTACATCGGAATCCTGAAGATTACCGTTTTCGTTGTAGTACTTAAGTCCACCACCAAAGTAGGCAATGTACTTAGAGTTACCTACAGTACCAAGGCAAGTCTGTACCCAAGTAACCTGAGCTTTGTAATCTCTTGCCTGAGTACCTTGAGTATAATGGGTTAAGTGTTTGGGAACTTCGATATACAGTACCCATTCCATCAGTTCTTTTGCCATATCAGCAGCAGCCTTGTATACTTTGAGTACCTCTGAATCTTGTTCCAAGTGTTGAGAGATATGTGAAATAAACAATTGGTAGAAGTCTGTGTAGTCTCTTACCAAGTCCAGTGAAGCAATCCATTCTTCGGCAGTTGGAGTGGAACCTGCACTACCGATAGTACCATTAAACAGTTTCTCTGTTTCGGAGGGTGCAGCATCTCCCACGGTAATAGTGATAGCATTCTTAGTACCGTCGATATCATCGGTAAGCCACTTAATTAGGTTTTCAAAAGAGGAACCTGCAGTAATTACCGGCTTAATATATTCCGAGTTCTTAGCAAATGCACTAAGAGCAAGGTAATCTACCGAAGTATTATTGTTATCATCGGCAGTTTTGTAGGTTATTACTGGACCCTGTTCAAGTACTTGCCCATTAGCCGAATAGATTTTATAATACAAGGTATTAGCTTGTTTATAAAAACCAACCTGGAAAGTATTTGCACTACCAATTGGATCTCCATATCCCTTAGTTACTAATCCAAAACTATAGGTAGTACTACCTGATTTGAAAGTAATCAGAGCAGAGGGTTTAGCCGAGTCGGGTACAGCAGAAGCAACTGAAATCCCATCTTCTGAATCTTTAGCTTTTCTTGCCGCAGCCGAAGAAGCAGTTACTGTACCTTGAGTAGCTCCCTTGCCAAGTACTCGAATAACACGAAGCTTAGAACCACCCTGCAAAGCCTTTTCGATATTTGATACAGAACCATCTGGTACAATTTCAGAACCATAGATTCTTTGGAACTGAGAGAAAGTAGAGATGGTTTCTGAGGGGTCATCGTATGGGCCCTTAGTAGTTCTAGCCAATACACAAGAAACTCCTAACATGGGAGTAGTTTGAAGAACATTGTTGTTCTTAAACTTAAAGTCAATGTGAGGTGAAGTTGGCATAATTCTATTGTGATTAAAGTTAATTACTTGTTTAATTTATACCCTAGAGTATTGTACCTATACCTTAGGTACTTTTAACTCTAACATTTCATTTTCGTTTTGTTCTAACAATCCAATAAGAACTGATATATCCTTGATGGGTGTAAGAGTACCTTCTCCCAAAGCTTTTTCTGGAAGAATACCGTCTTTACATACATAAGTGTATACCTTCTCAAGTATACCATGTTCTACATCTGGATGGTCATAATAATTACCAATCTCAATGAATAGGTTTCCGGTGGGAGCAAGCCTGCCCTTTTCCCATTCCTCTAAGTCATTGAAGTATGGTCTCACGTATCCTCTAGCAGGTAAGCCAGTATATAAGATTGTATGTAGCAACCTCATATCTGCTTGTGTTTGAGAAACTAGATGTACATCTATGGTAATATCCTTAGTTTCATAAGGAAACTCTGAAGCTTGGTAATTACCATCCTCAAGTTTATCACCAATGATGTATTTATTCACACCAATATCTCCAGCATAATAACCTTGTAGTTCTATAGTTATTCTTGGGAGAGTCTTTGGGCCTTTTACTTGATTATTCCCTATACCAAAAAGTGGTATAAACTTCTTCATACCTTTGATTGCCTCTTGAAATCTTTTTTCGTTTTCTTGAGACAAAGGTAAGAAGTCTTCTGGGTTTAAGGTAAGACCCATTTCCAACATTGTACTAAGTAGAGAGATATAAAAAGTTCTTTCTACTATTTCTTCTGAGTTTACCATTAAAGTCCTAATCTAATATTTAACTGAACACTTTGATTGCCATTGTCATTAATATACCCATTATAAATTACCTGAATACCTCCAAAACCACTCATTATGGTTTGTAAATGACCAACACAATTTAATTCACTAACCCATTGAGTAGCAATATTTGAAGGATAATCGGTAAGCCATACTTTAAAGGGTATTGGTTCTGAACCAATACCTCCAGGGAATTGACCCTCTATTGTCTTACTTATATCGGTTATCTTAAATTGTTTTATAAATTTAGCAACTTGAATACCGTTGATAAGGTAGTACTGATAACCCTTTACATTACTAATCTGAGCAGTACTAGTATTTTGACCAAGATTTGGGAATGGTATATTCGGGGTTGGTTCAAAGCCATACTTAGTAGTTCTAGTACCTGGAGATTGAGTTATATTTAAAACTATCTCTTGGTTAGGTTCTTGCTGTAAGATAATCTTAACCGTAGTAGTTCTTTCTAATGGGTCATAGTTACTTGGGTTGTGATCTTGATTAGTAGATTTAGTTTTGATAATAAGCTTACCTGCAGCATTAGCTTCCCCAATTTCTTGGGTTACCTCTAACCAATCGGATGAGCTTTCTAATTTCCAATCTACAGCACGGTATTCATCTTGAGGCTCATTATTTATAAACTTCTGTTGGTAACTATATACCCATATTTCTAGAGTCTCACCCTTTTTAGTACCATCGAAAGTATGGGAAGTAGTTTCCGGAGTGATACTAAAATAAGTTCCCCAGGTCTCTACTATTTTAGGAGCAGCCTTTTGTATCAGAGTTACTTCCCTTTCTACACCCTGAACTACTACCTTGAGGACCTGCTCTTTTAAGGTCTGTTCTGTATTTACTGCTTTCGGTTTTACACGAATGGTAGCAGTACCAGTTCCTGATAGTGAAGATATTTCAAAATCTACTGCCATTATATAATCCTCCTTATTTCTTTTCTAACTTCATTACGTATTTCCTTTTGTAAGGCAGCTTTTCCACCCGCAGCCTTAAATGCAGGAGCCCAGAGAGGACGAGGTGGTAAATTACCATCTCTACTACCATACTCTAACATGATAGCTATCTGATTCAAAGTTTTTCTTGAAGTCTTACCAGTATAAGTAATCTTCTTGATTCCAATTGGTAAACCAACGAAAGTTCTTTTCTTACCCTTTACTAAAGTAACTGACCTGGCATATTGTCCAGTAAGATTTAGCATGGTATGGTCTCCATATTTCTTTATGGTACCAGGAGCATGTGGTGGCCAAGATACTCCGGAACCCCTTGGAGGTACACCAGTATTCAAACTTCGTCTTACTATACGAAGAAGTTGATTACCAAACTTTTCTGTACCTTTCGCATAACCCTTAGTTAAGATACTTGGAGTCTTAGCAATCAACCTTTCTGCACGAGCTTGTTCTCGTTTATCTACGTATATTTCTAGAGGACCAATTGGAGTCGATAGTGTAATATTAACCGACTTACTTGGCATAATTCTTATTATTGTTTAGGTTTATCTAATCCCAATTCTTGAGCAACCTCTATATTTGGAGCAGGTAATGCTAGTTGTATCTTAAATTCGGTGAGTTGTTCTTGTTGTTCCATAATTCCTTAGTTAATGTGTTAAAACGAAAAAAGGAGTACACCTAAAATAGATGCACTCCTTTTTAGTCATCCCAGCAAATTAAAAATTACTGAGCCGGTGTAGTTGTACCTTTTAAGGCAGCCACAACTTGATTGATAATGTTCTGGTCTCTCTGAGCATCTACTACTCGATTAAGGCGGGCAATCTGACTGTTGGTGTTCCATGTTGCAGAGACGGTCCATAACACGATTGAAGCCTGCGCCCATTTGGTCACGAGAATCTCGGATATCCGAATTCGTTTTGTAGCCCAAATCACAAAGACCTCTTTCCGTAGTGAAACGGTTGTTAAGGATTTCTCTACCAACACCGGCACCTTTTACTTCTACTCCCATAATTTTATTGGTTTTAGGAAATTAATGATTAAGTTTTTAGGGTCTCTCATATAATAA